ACCTAACTTAACTAAGAGTTCTGCTTTAGCCTCTGCCTTAGCAGCCGCCTCAACCTCTTTAGCCTTTTTGTCAGCCTCATACGCTTTAGCGTCTGCCTCTCTTTGAGCAATTTCCTCGGCAGTTAATTCCACCTCTGTTTGCTCTCCAGTTTCGCAATTGATTATTAGTTTAGTTGGCATTGTTTCTCCTTATGAGTTTGATATTCCGTATAAATAAAATGTTGAATTAGTAACAAAATTGCCGCCGCCCATAGTTAATGTTATTGAATTTATTGCGGCGGTATCACTCCACAAACCAACAGAAAAAACAGCCCTACTAGCAGTTGCATTATTTTCATTAACTGAATCAAGTTGAGCGGATTTGTAAGCAGCACTAGAATAATTAGGAATGTATAGTTCTCCATTAGAAAATGTATCAGCAGTAAAATCGCTTGGTGAATTAACGCCCCATAAGGTATATGTAGAACCATTTGCAACAGAACCAGTACCTTCTAAATATTTACCACTACGGTTAGCACTTGTACCATTGAAAGTTACATCATAATAATAACCCAAACTTGCTCCCGATACTGACCCTCTTGTGCTAATTTTCATTAGTAAATCAGCATAGGTACTAGGAATTGAACTAAATGTAACAATTGCAACCGCACTACCTAAAGTTTTAGCCTCTATTAAAGTATATGTATTTGCCATTATGCCGCCGCTATTCCGTAGAGTGTAAAGGTTGAGCCTGTTGCAAAGTTGCCACTTGCTTCCATTTTTATATTAACCCTGTTTATTGCTTCGGGAGATTTGCGCCATAAAACAACACTTGCATAAGTTCTAAAATCTGCTGCATTTATGCGGACTAATGCTGTTTTATATGTTGTGGTATTAGCATAATTTTGTATTTGAATTATCATATTGCCTCGGCTAGTACCTAGACTGCCCAAATAAGGAGTTGAAGTGCTAGAACTTCTGCTGCTCGCCGCTGCTGAACCTGTGCTATACAAATTCGTTATTGAGTAATTAGTGGTTGTGTCTCCATTAAATTGAATATATGGAGAGTATGTAGAGGTGGTGTCTTTACCATCAATAACTAATACTAAATCCGTATAGGCAGAACTTATAGTATTGAATTCTACATCTGTTGATGAACTACCTAAAGTAGTTGTTGCTATCGGTGTGTATGTTGAACCAGCAGCCATTGTTATACTCCCTTAATTCCGTATAGGGCAAATGATGAGTATTGAGTTATTGTGTCGCCATCTACTTGAAATATATCTATGTTTGAAACTGCGTTAGTATTTCTCCAACTACCCGACATAAACTGCACAAATCCTGAGCCATTATTGTCGCCACCTGATAACGCCCGTATTGTTTTGTATTTATTTGTGTCTTTGTAATCAAGGACATCAATTACGTTTGCACCAAACGCTGAAGTTGCTGTGGCTGTTGTTCCAGCATAAGCAGATGTAGAACTTGCACCGCCACCTGCGCCAGCAGAAGCACCATTACCATTTAAGTAATGTCTTGAATAATTAGATGCAGTATCTGAATTAAATCTTAATCCCAAAGATACGTTTGTTGCAGTTCTAGCAATTCCTCTAATTTGCAAATGAGTATAAGTAGATGGTATTGAACTAAATGTAATAGTAGAACTACCGCCAGCACCTACTGTTACTGTTGCAATAGATTCGTAACTAGAAGTACTTGGAGTTACCCCAACGCTTAGAGTGCCAGCAATTATGTTAAGCAATTCCGCCTACCACATACCAAGTATCGGTTGCAGTCTTAATGCAAACCGCTGATTTATATTGAGCAAGAGTTGGTGCTGCGGGTACTGCCCCACCTGATAAAACTGTTGTTGTTCCTGAAGTAACTGCACTAATTGTGCAAGCACCTACGCCAATGTTAAGAACTGTAATTGCTGTTCCTACTGGAAATGCAACTGAAGCGTTGGTTGGAATCTTGAACGCAATTGCTGTTGCTTTATTCATTATTTCTAATACCTGATATTGGTCTGCAAGTACCGCTGTATAGTCTGCGGTGTTTGCTGTGCCAATAGTGAAAGAGGTTAAGCCGTTAAACATTGCAGCTGAAAGAACATCACCTGTTGAAGCTGGAAAACCTGTTGCCATTGTATATCTCCTTTAGTAGCTAAGTATATCGTCCCCAAGGACGCCATATGTAAAATCGCCAATCAAAAATCCATCACAGGTCGGTTCTAAAGTAGTCAGGACTGTCTGCCATGAGTTTGGGGTTATGTCATGGGCAACACCCTGAACCTGTAAATTCTTGGTAATTGTTGAACCGTCAGGCTGAAGGTTGCTGATTAAAACATTGTCGTAATAATCAAAAGCAAGAATTGTGGCTGTTGGAACAGCAGGGTCTAATAAATCAAGTGTCATTTCATCTATTCGGATTGTGGTACTGCTACGGGTCGCGACATAGATTTTGGCGATATTCATAGCATTTGCGTCTGTATCAATTACCAAATCAGGCACACTTATTGAGTGGGGGAAGTAGGTTGCAATGCTGTCTGAATCTAAAGCTGTTTGGCTAGTGCCACCCACTCGCGTCATTGTAGCTGTGTTAATAATCAGTTTGTCGTCAAAGGCAAACTTTAAGTTTTTGTAAGGAATACCTGTTGTTTGATTAAACTCAGTTGGGGTATCACCCGCGCTTGAAATGACTGTGTTTCTATTCTTAAAGATTGCGTTGCCTTCGGGGGTAATATAGAAAGCCCCTTGCTCTGAGAACTCACAGTTTTGCAATGCGCTTAAAGAAGTTCTCAAAGTTGCTGGGTCTGCAACTGTAAGACTGTCGCCCGTTTCAATGCTACGCATACCATTTGGAAAAGATACGGTGTCTAAAATCTTATTGATGCGTGTACCAGTATCCTGTCCAGCAGCTTGTCCAGTTACATTTATTACTGAAGCCAAGTTAAACAATCTAAAAGCGTCACTTGCACTAATGTCCACATAAGTCATGTTTTCAGCTTGGTCGTATGTGTAGGCATAAGCTGTTGTGTATCCACTAAACAGATAGTAAGTCGTACCGCTGACAGTTGCAGAAACTCTAAGTTTTCTTAGCGGTTCTAACTGACCATAGTAAGGTGAGCTAGTGTTTTGGGGATTGAAGTCTGAATTAGGGTCATAGATTCTTACAACACAAGTGCCAGCTTCATAAATATCGCGGGCAACATTTCGTCCACGCCTAATGCTTATGCGTCTTGTTGCGTCTGTTAGATTAGCAATTAAAGCAGGTGCGGTTGCGTCTGATAAAACACCGACACCTAGAACACCATTAACAGGGTCGCCAATAGTAAAAGGGTTTTGAAAAGTAGCACCTGAACTAAAGTTTAACGAAACATCAAGGGTTGCTGGAAGTGCCATTACTGGAACGCACCAAGCAATCTACCTACCGCACTTGGTGAACCTGATAGATTTGAGTTCAATAAACCATTTCTAATTTGCTCAACTAAATCAGCGTCAGAAACAACATTGCCAGCATTATTGATTGTAATGTTAAAGGTAGGGACTTTAACCCCTACATCACCCATGACACCACTAATTGATTGATATTCTGCCATTGCAATAGGGGCATTAGCTAGTAATGAAGGTGCGCTTGCTGGAGTAACTTGCGCTCTTACATTGCCTTTAAGTTCGGCTGGTTTATTTTGAAGCAAGTTATACATTGCAATCATTTTGGCTAACAACATATCAATTTCAGCACTCCAACCCTCAAAAGGATTTAAAGCTCTTGGTAATCTGGAAATAGCCAAAGCAAGGTTAGTTGTTTGTAATTGACTAATTGCTAATTGATTTGAAAGTCTGTCAGCTTCAGAGGCGTTTTCTTGGAGTAATGCCATCTGTAATTGAAGGCGTAGTTTTTCGTCCTCTGTAATGTTTCTTTGAAGGGCTGCAACAATTTGAATTCTATCAATGTCAAACATTGTTGCTGCTTTTTTAAGTGCTGCTTCCTCAGCTTGTTTTTTCTTAGCTGCTAAGGCTGCGGCGTCTGTAAGTTTCTTTTGCTTGGCTAAAAATGCAAGGTATTCTTTGTTTTTCTTGGCTTGGTCATCTGCTGCCTTTGAAGCCATTTCCCAAGTCTTAGTGTTTGCTTTCCAAATTTCATTTTGAATTTTTAACTCAGTACCTTTAACATCAAGTATGTATGACCAACCATCAACAACACGCTTGAGCAAATCACTTATTAAAGGAATATTGTTGGTGAGGGTATTTATCAAACTTCCTGTTTTAATCAGGATTGCGTCAACAATATAACCAAACTTTTCCATGGCGTCGGTCATACCACCAACGCCTCTGTTACCTGTTGCTTCTTGAAAAGCCATAACCAAACCTTGACCAACTATTTGTTTGGTGTCGTTCCATTGGTTATTTAAGACTTCAATTTTGCCAGCATAAGTATCAAGATAAGCAGCTGAAGCACCGCTAAATTGTTTGTTTAATTCCTCGGTAATTCCAGCCATGTTGCCTGTTGCTAAGTAAGCTTTATTTAGTCCAAGATTTAAAGCTGCAAGTCCTCTAGTGTTGCCCGCATAACCCTTAGACAATGCGTCAACAACTTGATTCAATCCGTTGCCACTACCTCTTGAAACTTCAATGGCTAGGTTTAAACTATCCATTGCTTGTTTAGCATTTCCAGTAGCTCTAAACAACTGAGTAAATGATGGAATCAATGAGTCGTCTGCAATGCCACTCAATTTACTAAGGTTTTTTAATCCCGCCTCGGTATCGGGAAATGCCATTAAATTACCAGTGTTTTTTAAAGTGTTTTGTAAAGCGGCAGCAGCTCTTTCTGAATCTGTAAATTCCTTGACTGAGGCTCTACCAAACGCGACAATTTTGTTGACAGATAAAGCAACACCCAATGCAAGTCCAAGATTTCTTGCAGTCTTGGTTAACTTTGTTAATGAGGATTCGGCAAGTTTCGCGCCTTTATCTTTGTACTCCGAAACAATATCTATGCCAATTGTCATGCGGCTAATCCATATCTGTCATTTTTAGTTGTGGTTTCAAATAAATGTTCAGCTTTTTTAATTGCTGCAAACACAGCGTCTTGAACTTTTCCTTGGTCGTCAACATAAGATTTGAATAGCAATCTACCTTTATCCATGCGACTGTTTCCAACTTGTTTAAAGCCACCATAAGTTCCTTGAATTCTTTGATTAAAATGCGCCCCAGCGTTCGGGTTATTGCTTTGAGATTGTGGGTCGCCGCCCCAATTTTTGCGTCCAGCGGTTTCAATAATTGCACCAACAGCTGATTTGTTTAGCAATCGGTAAAGCCCAACAAATCCTGCTTTGTTTCTTTTGCCTTGAGCCACGCTGTAAGTCAAACCCTTTTTAATTATTAAAGGATTATATTTTGGAAATGCTCTTAAATTTGGTGCCATCATTGTTTTGGCTTTAGTGCGAGAAACAACAGGCTTGCCTAAATCTTGCCAGTTTTCCAAGCCTCTAACTGAGGGTTGTACTTTTGTTTTGGCGTCATCTGTAATTGTTTTTAAAGCAACGCGAATTTCTTTATTCATTTGCTCGTACAAGTCAGGAGCAAACTTTTTTAAAGCTTTGCGGGTTTCAATTAAACCTTTTACTTGTACGGGCATTTTTAACCTGTTTCGCTTCGTCATTAAGGACAGATAGCGTTGCTCTTAACAACGCCATGTCCATGTTAATAAACTCTGAGTGAGGAATTCCAGTCCTTATTGCTAAAGACGCCACTAAATAGTGGAAGGAATCCCTCGTTACCCATTTGGGGAGTCAGCGTCCAGAATCTCGACTTTAGAAATCGATTCTAGGAAGGTGTCCCCAAATGGTTTAACTGTTTCGCCTGAACGCCTTAAACACTCCCAAGCAAGCCAATAAATATCTGATTGGCGTTCCTCGTCGCGGAAGCGTTTATGAAATCCAGTTTTCCAATATTGTTCAGCTGCATATTCAATCGCGGGTGAAATCTCATGTGTTGATTCCTCACCTGAAGCCTTGGTGATTTTTAATGCTAACAATTTTTACTCCTTAGAAAGTACCTGTGGATGCAACGGCAACTGTACCGCTAACAGACCATGTTACATCAATTGTTGCTAAATCAGCGACAGAACCGTTAATGTCGGTTAAGCCATTTACCAAGCAAGTTGCTGTGTATAACTTGTTGGTTGCTGAAACAGCTGTGCCTTTTTCTTGCAAAAATACACAGGTAACATTTGTTCCGTAAGCAGCTTGAAGGGTTGCTAGAACATTTGAAGTAGCGGTGTCATTAAAAAAGCTGATAGTCACTTGACTATCCTCTAAACCCGCAATTCTCTTAACTCCAAGGTCGCCCATGGCGGTGACATCAAGTTCCGCTAGGTTTCTGTTGATTGTTACTGCACTTACATGGTCAGAAAGGTCAACTGAGTTAACCTTAACGCCTACTTTATTGTTTAGGAAAACAGCCATTGACTATTCCTCATCTTTCTTAGTGGTTGGTTTTGGCTTTTCTGTTTTTGCTACTTGCCCGACTTTTTCAAGCCAAGCTTTATCCTCGGAAGGAACATCATAAATTTCACTCATTTTTAACTCCAACTTGTCATGATTGATACGGACATTTCAGCTGTCAACATTTCACCCGCTACCCCTGACAAAATTGTGGGTGCAGATATTGTGCCAACACTTATATTCATTGTGGTAATGGCTGCTAATTTATTAAACACGCCAACCGCTAAATCCTCAATGCCAGCAAGATTTCCTTGGTTGTCAAACATTGGGACAATTAAAATTAACTTGAAATTTGCTTTAGGTGCAACACTTGAATAAGTATTGTTAGTCGGTTCAATGTACGGGTCAGACGGTTGCACAATAACTGAATTTGCAATGGGACTGGCAGGCGGAAAAGAAAAGACCTGCCAGACCCCCGCGTTTACTAACGCGTTCGCAAGGGTTGTTCTGAGAGTTGTAACGGCAACTGTCATTATCCAACCAAGCTGTTAGGTGATAAATGATTTGCTATTAACCCGCGGATTCTTGCGGTAAGAGTATTTCCCATACGATAAGGACTTGGTTGGAAATCAGGAGAAATTCCACCTGAATTACTGGACTGCCTTGCTTGCCAAATGTCAATTGCAATCATGAGGCTTGCTTCTCTAATTTCGGGAACACTACTATATGCAACATAATCTGTTCCCGCAACTGTACCAAATGGACTT